GGTGGGTAGCTTTTTGGGATGTATTTAGGCTTGTCATGCTGAGCGATTTTTTTGCGCTTCCCTTGATGACAGCGTTTAGAGCTTCAAACGTCTGTCATGCTGAGGCGAACGCCGAAGCACCTTGTGTTTGCTTTGTTGGGTCGGGGAAAAGGCAAACACAGGGTCCTTCGCCGGCGTCGCTGCGCTCCTTGGCTCAGGATGACAGGGCATAGGGTGGGTTGCGCTGATTCATTTTGGAAATTAAAAATCTACAAAGTTTTTTCATTTTTCTCTTGACGAACAGGCCCACTTACCTTAGCAGGAGAAATGTAGTCGAGTTGAAACGGCTTCGGCGAACGAGCCGAGCAGAGAAATAACGAGAACTCAGCGGATTTCCTCAAATCCGCTGACCACCGGCAGGAGCGGCGCTGCCACAGTTTTGTTGGAAGATTATCTTCCATCGGCCTGCACCTCATTCGCGATGCGGACGTTTTTCGTCTTGTCATTCCGAGCATCGCGAGAAATCCCTTGGGATACGAGAACGCGTGGATTCAGTAGGGATTCCTCATTCGCAAAGGACGCTGCTTCGGAATGACAATCCTGGAACGAAGAACATCATGCCCAATCACAAAGTCCCAGTCTTTCGCCTCTTTCAGCCGACATGGTCGGAGCCGGCTTATTACGTGCTGCGCGACGTTGCGGTTCGCATGGTCCATGATCGTGCGGCGACATGTATTAATCGCGGTCGCGCGATTAGGCTCACCTTCCATCGTCCAGAAAATTTGCGTGATGAAAGTGCGCGTATCGGTCCCGCAACCATTCATGCTTATGCCTGCGGCGCGAAGCGAGCGATCGCAGCTGTTGAGGGATGGGGAAGGATGAGTCCAGGCCAGTAGTCAGCTTGCAACCTTCACATTCCATCAAGCGCGGGGGTGACGACGTGGCCTATCGCGTTGTTCTCAGTGGAATGGAATCCCGAGTAGAAGACCCAGTAATCATGTTCGTCGAAAGAGTCGCGGCGCAAGCGCAGAACAACCGGACCATTCGAAGTCTCTAGTGAGACGTCGTACAAGGCCGTCGGATGTGTATGGTGGTCGTTTACATGGCGCATTCGTCTGAGAGCATCCACGAGGCCAGCACTATCCTTGGCCTCGACGCCATTGATTTCGACTCGATCTACATTGGGGAGGAGTTTTGACTGGACTTCCTGCAATGCAGCCTTTTGGATAGTCAGCGCGACTCCGGCTTCCGCAGCGATAACAGCCACGAAAAACAGAATGCTTGCCTTAACAATAGGGGGCAGTCGTCGTTCCCCGCGTCTGCGGGCTGCAATTAATCCGAGAAATATTAAAGCCCAGGCAACTAGCCCCCCGAGAAAGATAAGCGGCTGTAAGGGATGGACAACCTTGTCGAGAACGTGGGCGAAGCTGACCACGTTCGAATCTTGCCACGGATTCTGCACGATTCCCAGAATCACGCGCGGTTCTGACCCAAGAACAACACGATGTGCCCGAGCAGCTAAATAGTCCGGCAAAGGCTGCAACGATGCAAAGCTTAAGGCTCTCCTGCGAACCCACTCCGGCGACATTGGATTCGATCAACCCATCGCGGACGATGTCGCCGGAGTGCCCGCCTCGAGGCAATTTTGTGATTTGGTGATTTCGTGATTTGAATCTCCGCCAGGGATTGGCAAACTTATGAGTGACTCTCACGAAGAGCAGTTGGACAAGCCGAAAAAGAAACGCGCTCCTCGCCGCGCTTCCGGCATTTTCAAGCGGGGCTGCCGCAAGGGATTGATGGAGAGAGTGGATTCTAACGGCAAAGAGCGATGGATCGATAAGGTGATAGGCAATCTTCGCTCAATTGCTTCTACGGAACGATCGGCTCTGGGTATGCAGGCGGTGAAGATCCTGATCGAGCAGACGGAGGATGAGGTGCAAGGACACGAGCGCGTGGAATCGGAACACAGACTCCGCCGGGCAGCTCTCGAGGAGAAGAGCGACGAAGAAATCGAAACGGAAATCGATCAACTTGACACTGAAATAAAAGAACTGCAGCAAGCCCTTGGCTCAGTCCCAACAGGAAATCCGTAGACTTCTATGGCAAAAGCAGGTTCAACGCAGAGATCTGCTTCGCGTCCAAGTAGTCCGGCAAAGCAAGCATAGCCTTAAGATCTTCGTTTATGCCGCCTGGCCCATTCTGGAACCGACCACACGGCTGCAATGGAACTGGCATCTCGATCTGCTGTGCGAGTACCTCACTGCGGTGGCAAACGGCCAGTTTCGGCGGCTGATTATCAATGTCCCTCCGCGGAGCATGAAGTCGCTGCTGTGCACGGTGTTCTACCCCGTGTGGCGATGGTGCACCGAGCCACAGCGGCGGTTCATGTTCGTTAGCTACTCCGAGGAGCTGAGCACCGATCATTCCGTCTTTCGCCGCAACGTGCTCAACTCGCAGATATACCGCGATGTCTGCGGGCGTCAGGTGAGGTTCTCGAAAGACCAGAACCTGAAGACGCAGTACGAAAACACAAAGCGCGGCGTGATGTTCGCGACGTCGATCACGGGATCGGCGACCGGCAAAGGCTGCGACGAGCTGATCGTCGACGATCCCATCAATGTGAAAAAAGCCTTCAGCGATCCGGAACGCGACACCGTGAACCGCAACTTCGACGCTACTTTTCGCTCGCGGCTGAACGATCCGGCAACCGGTGTAATTATCCTGATCATGCAGCGGCTGCACGACGACGATCTCACCGGACATCTGCTGAAGCAGGAGCCGAACGCGTGGACGCACATCAAGCTGCCGGCCGAGTTCGAACAAGACGAGACCTGGACATTTCCCATAAGTGGACACCCGGTCCCAGTGAGAGCCGGCGATCTGCTGTGGGAGAGCCGCTTTCCGCGGCACGTGCTCGCCAGTCTGAAAACAGCGTTGGGAGCATGGTCGTTCGCCGGACAGTATCAGCAGAATCCGGCTCCGCTCAAAGGCGGCATCATCCAGCGCGAGTGGATTCATTTCTATCGCGAGCTTCCGGCTGCCACAGGCTCTGTTCGCTGGCTGCAAAGCTGGGATTGCAGCTTCAAAGACACGCGCGAGTCAGACTATGTCGTCGGACAAGTGTGGTGTCGAATCGGCGCAGCCTATTATCTTGTCGATCAGGTTCGTGAGCGCATGGACTTCGTGCGAACCAAGCAAGCCATCCAGCAGATGACGGCCAAATATCCGCAGGCCACAGCCAAGCTGATCGAAGACAAAGCCAATGGCCCAGCAGTGATCGCCGCGTTGCGTTCTGAAATCGACGGCCTGATAGCCTTCGATCCGCACGATTCCAAAATGGGCCGCTTAAACGGCGTCTCTCCGCTGTTCGAGGCCGGCAATGTCTTTCTGCCGGAGAGCGCGCAATGGGTGGGAGACTTCGTAGAAGAACTAACTCGCTTCCCCAACGCCGCCAACGACGATCAGGTGGACGCCTGTACCCAGGCATTGCTGTACATGCGCCGTCAGTTGAGCGGAATTCAGGAGTACTACCGGGAAATGGCGGAGAAGATGAAGTAGCCGAATAGTCCTTTACACCTCAAACCAACAGCAAAATCTCACGCGGATAAACGCGGAAAATGCGCGGATCAACACGGATTGAGGGAGCCGAGTTAAGACTTAACCGCTCCGGACGCACCGAAGTATTTATCCGTGTCAATCCGCGCGCGAAGCGTCCGCGTCATCCGCGCAAGATTTTGCTGTTTCCGTAGCTTTTCACCCCGAACTTGGAGCAATCATGAACTATCGCCTTCTCTTGATCGCGGGCCTGGCTGGACTTGCCACGTTCGCTTTGCCACAATCCACCAACATTCCGCCTGATATAGACAAGAATGGACGCACCATTACACCTCGTCCCATGCCGCATGTGATCTATTCGCCGGCGGATTTGGCACACAACGCGGTCACGCTTCCCGCATCGGGAACGACGCCCTCCAGCGCCGTGGTGAATATGAGCGCCGTCACCAAATCGACGCTGTTTGTGAACTGCACGCAGATCGTGAATGTGCAGGTGAATACCTATAAGGAAGACGGCGTCACCATCGACGGCACATACACCGTCGTCCAGAATCTACCTGCCGGAGCGCAGCAGGTGTACATCGCCTCAGAATTTACGCCGAACGGGACGGGTGGAACGGTGTCAGTAAACGTCCGACTGCCGCAGCGCGCATTCAGCTTTCAAGAGGTGAATACGACGGCTTCTGCGGGGACGTGTACGGATCGGTTTGTGGTCGGGTACTGAGAAGAAAGGGCATTTCCCGAAAAGGCGTTTCAAAACATCGTCCGAGCCGGTATGTGTTGAAACGCTTTTTCTTGAAACGCTGTTGCTGAGAATCGTTCGAGACTATCACTCACTATGACGACTTCCATTCGAGGCGGTACAGCCAAGCCCATCGATCCCGGTCTTCTTGCCCGTTTTGGACAAAGGCTGCGGGCTACTTACGAAGTCTGGTTTGGTCCGCTGTTACCGCTGCCGCCGGTTGCGCCTGCGGACACGCCGGCCAGGAGGTTCGATTATCCGTCGGGCGCCAACCTGGTTACGCTGCCGCGCAACTACGAGGCGATCAGCTTCCAGCAGATGCGCGATCTTGCGGATTCGCTGGATCTCGTCCGCATTGCCATCGAGACCAGAAAAGACCAGGTGAGCAAGATGCCTTGGTTGTTTCGACCGCGAGCAATACAGCACAACTCCCGATCAAAGGCGGTCTCTGGACATGATGGACTGGGTGGACAAGGTGGACGCAAAACTGAAATTGACTCCCGCATCGATCAACTGACTTCCTTCTTCCATTGTCCCGATGGCGAGCACGAGTTCGCCGACTGGATTCGCATGATCGTCGAAGAGCTGCTGGTGATCGATGCAGTGACGCTGGCAGCTACCACGGACGATCATGGAACGGTCTGGGCTCCGGGCAAGAAGGTTGAGCGCTTTGAGGTGATCGATGGCGCCACGGTCAAGCGCGTGATCGACGAAATGGGACGCACGCCAAGTCCGCCGGCAGTTGCGTATCAGCAGATATTGAAAGGCGTGCCGGCGATCGACTTCACTGCCGACGAGCTGGTGTATCGTCCGCGGAATCTGCGCGCGCACAAGTTCTACGGGTACTCGCCGGTCGAACAGATCATCATCACCATCAACCTGGCGCTGCGCCGGCAGATGTTCACGCTGGCGTACTTCACCGACGGCAACGTGCCGGAGGCTATCTGCCAGACGCCGGAAATCTGGCACAAAGACAGCATCCAGGAGTTCCAGAACTGGTTCGATTCCACACTGGCCGGCAATTTGGAGAAGCGGCGCCGCATCATCTTTATTCCCAATGCGGGAGGGAAAGAGGCGGTGCAATTTACGAAAGAGCCTCCGCTCTCGAACGATCTCGACGAATGGCTGGCGCGCGTCGTGTGCTGGGCGTTCTCGATCTCCCCGCAGGCGCTCATCAAACAGATGAACCGCGCGACCGCGGAGACGGCCAAAGAACAATCAGACGAAGAAGGCATCGCGCCGCTGTTGAACTGGCTGGCATCGCTGATTAACGGACTTGTCCGCAAATACTTCGGGTACGACGACGTCGAGTTCGCCTGGGGAGAACGCAAGGACGAAAACCAACTGGAGCAGGCGCAGATCAATCAGATCTATGTGCAGTCGGGCGTGCTGACGGTGGATGAGGTTAGAGAGTCGTTGGGCAGACCTGCACGGGGATCGGGTGCTGTGGGATCGGGTGATCGGGCCATCGGGTGATCGGGTGAAGTAAGAATGTCAGAACCGTCCCGCGGTAGCGGACGGGTTACGCCGGCAACATCAACACCAACAGCAACGGCAACAGACGAACACGGATCGCACGGATTTAACGGATCGGACGGATAAAATCTGAATTGAGTGGACCACCATCAGCCCTGACGTGTTCGTCGCAATCACGTGATTCTTGTTATTAAGAACCAACCAAGTTCTGCATCCGTCCGATCCGTTAAATCCGTGTCATCCGTGTTCTAGCTTTTGACTTTCACACCCATCCGCTACCGCGGACGGTACTGACTTCAATACACGCTGCTGCAGACAATACTGATTTGCGTAATTCTCATATGAAGAAAATCCGGCTCTTTGCTGCACTTACCAAGGTCGATGAACTCAAGCGCGAGGTTTGGGGATTGGCTACTGCTGAAGTCGTGGATAAAGACGGCGAGATTTTCGATTACGCCTCCTCGAAGTCTTATTTCCAGGATTGGTCGCAGGAGATTTCGTCCGCCACTTCTGGCCGCAGTTTGGGCAATGTGCGCGAGATGCATCAATCGAGCGCGGTGGGCAAGCTGGTGGATCTGGAGTTCGATGACGAGCAAAAGACGATCGCCGTCGGCGCAAAGATTGTGGACGATGCGGCCTGGCAGAAATGCGTCGAAGGCGTTTACACCGGATTCTCGATTGGCGGGCGCTACGTGAACCTTTGGCCGGATGGCGAGTTTCTGCGCTTCACCGCGCAGCCGGTGGAGATCAGCGTGGTGGACAATCCCGCGGTTCCAAATGCGCACTTTACGGCTATTAAGAGCGACGGCACGCAAGAGCTCAGGAAGTTTGCAGCCCAAGCTTCGGAGCTCCGAAGCTTCGAAGCTGCGCAGATAAACAAAGAACCAAGTCACAAATTTGAAGACGGAGAGATCATGAATTCAGACCAGGAAAACAAAATCGACAAGGCAATCACGCAATCGGCCAGCTCGCTGGAGAAGATCGGCGAGATTGACCGCAAACTGGAATCGCTCGAAGCAGGTTTGAAGGAGCTTGCCGACGCGTTCCGCAAATTTACCGAAGGCTTTGCCAAGAGCTTCACGCCTCCGGAGAAACGGGTCGCGAGAACGACAGTGACCGTTTCTAAGGAAGACGATTCGCGAGCATCCCGCGAACACTCGGCGGAAGGCGGCCGGGTCCACGGAGTTCATCGTGAAGGAGCCCAGGCAGACGCAGATCCTGGCTTTCTCGAAGCCATGAAGACGGCGCACGCGCATCCCATGCTGGGCGCGTAAGCGCGCTTCGCGCGCGGCAAACGGCACTCGGCGGTCGGCACTCGGCTAAGAAAACAAGCATTCGGCATTCAGCACTCAGCATTCAGCCAAAAGCAACGTCAACACCAAACCACGACGCGGATTGCGCGGACCTTTGGGCGCGGATTCACGCGGAAAAGGGGAGAAAGTCTTAATCGACCTCCCAAAGATTTATCCGTCCGATCCGTTAAATCCGTGTAATCCGTGTTCGTCTTTTGCTTTTGCTTTTGCTTTTGTTTTTGGCTGTGGCTGACTGCTGAGTGCTGAATGCCGAGTGCGGAATGCTGAGTGCCGAGTCCCCCTCCACAAATATTCCAGGCTCTCAAATTCTTTTTTCAAAGGAACAATTCATGTTTAACGGAGAAGTTACGCAGCGCACGCTCGAGCTCCTGAAGGGGATCGATCTTGCCAAGGCGACCTTCCAGACCTCTACCGGTCTGGTGAACTACGACCTGACAGGACCGGCAAAGAAGCTGTATCCGGTCCTGTCGCCACTGCGCAATGCGCTGCCGCGGGTGATGGGCAACGGCGACACGGCGACGCGCTGGAAGGCTATTACGGGAATCAACACCACGATCCTGGCGCCCGGAGTTGCGGAAGGACATCGCGGAGCGCGCATCGCCGTCACCGAGCAGGACTACACCGCAGCTTATGCCGGATTGGGACTTGAAGGCGATGTCACCTTTGAAGCCCTTTACGCTTCCGAAGGGTTCGACGATGCGCGGGCGCGTACGGTGGAGTCCGTGCTGCGAGCGCTAATGATCGCAGAAGAGAAGGTCATTCTGCTGGGCAACAACTCGGTGGCCCTGGGCACGCCGGCGGCTCCAGTGGCGACCGGCCCGACATCGGGCGGATCGATCACGGCACAGGCAGGCAACATTGTGTTTGTGGTCGCGTTAACTGCGGAAGGTTTCGCGAATGCAACCATCGCCGGCGGCGTTCCCACATTGGTGACCCGCCCGAACATTGACGGCACGTCGGACAATTACGGTGGCGGATCGTCGAACGTAAGCCCGGCGTCGAACGCGATCACCACCACTAGCGGCAACCAGACGATCTCCGCGACGGTCACCGCTGTTCCTGGAGCGGTGGCCTACGCGTGGTATCTGGGTACCTCGGCAGCGAACGCGGTGCTGGCGCAGATCACCACGGTCAACAAAGTCACCCTGACGGCTAACGGAGCCGGCGCGCAGACTGCCAGTTCGATCACCGGCGACAATTCCCGCAATGGTCTGGAATTCGACGGCCTCATCATGCAACTGGTGAAGAACGTGAACGGCAGTGGTAGTGGATATTACAAATCGCTTGACGGGGCATTCCTTACTTCGGACGGCGCAAGCGGAATCGTTGAGATCGATGCCGCGCTGAAGGCGCAGTGGGACTCGAACCGTCTGACTCCGACGAAGATCTGGGTAAGTTCGCAGGAAGCGGCAACCATAAATAAGAAGGTGCTAACCGCGACCGGCGTGCCGCTCTTCCGGATTAATCTCGATTCATCGGGCAAGCCGGTGGTCATCGGCGGATCGATGGTCGCGGGCTACTTCAACAAGTTCGCAACCGGCGGCGGTCAGCTCATCCCGATGGAGATCCATCCATATCTCACTGCCGGCACATTGCTGATGCAGACGGAGTGGCTGCCGTATCCGCTGTCGAACGTGGACAACGTGGCGCAGATCAAGTGCCGTCGCGACTACCACCAGATCGATTGGCCGATCACCAGCCGCACCTACCAATTCGGTGTTTACGTTGACGAAGTACTGCAGGTGTTCGCGCCGTTTTCATTCTGCGTGTTGCAGAACATTGGGAACGGATAGAAGAATCGGGTGATCGGCTGATCGGGCCATCGGGTGAAGTGAAAAACGCTTTCGGCTTTCGGCCAGCAGCGATTTGGGCATCGCGACCATCCCGTTTTATGGCCGAACACCGCGTGCCGAATGCTGATCCCCTGCCTGTCTTACTTCACCCGATCACCCGATGGCCCGATCACCCGATCTGCGAATCTGCGGAGGTTTTTATGCCACCATCTTCTGACGATCTGTGCGTGTTAGCCGACCTCAAAGCCTGGCTCAACATCCAGACCGGCACTGAGGATGTCTTGCTGCAGAACCTTATTACGCGCGGGTCTCTGCAAATGCTGCGATGGATGAATCGTGATCACGTTGCCTCGACCAGTTACACCGAGAATCGCGACGGCAACGACGCTTTGTTCATGTTGCCGCGCAATTTTCCGCTGATCTCGGTGAGCACTGTGATGGTGAATGGCATTTCCATTCCGGGAGCAACCGATCAGGTAGGTCCGGGCTACGTCTTCGATGCACGCAAGATCATGTTGCGCGGCGGATCGAGCGCGTTCTACTCACTCGGCCCGTACAGCAGCCAGTATCAGTATCGCTTCACGCGCGGATTTCAGAATGTGCAGCTTGTGTATCAGGCAGGATACGCGAGTGTTCCGTCTGATTTGCAGCAAGCAGCCATTGAAGGCTTCGCGTACGTGTATCGACGACGAACGCACATCGGAGAAGATTCAAACTCGGCCAGCGGTCAGGTGACGATTAGCTTTAGCAAAGACATGCTGCCGCAGAGTGTGTTGATGACGCTGGAGCAGTACACGAGAAAAGCATTAGCGTAGAAAGACAACATCAAAAACAAAATCTCACGCGGATAAACACGGAAACTGCACGGATTCACGCGGATCAGAAGCGGAAATGTCGGAACGTGAAATTAGAACCGCCCAACTTATCCGCGTGAATCCGCGCCCAAAGGGTCCGCGTCATCCGCGTGAGATTTTGGCGTTGCTTATGGATTCCCGTGGCATGGAAGTCTAAGTGAACGTTCAGCGGGAACAAATCTACTCTGCTCTGTTCAGCACATTGCAGTCTGCGCTTGGGGCGAAGTTCGCTACTATGTCGCGCCGCTGGCGGATGCCGGAGCAGGTGTCGCCAGAGTCGCGTCCTGCGCTGTTCCAGGTGCAGACCGGCGAGCGGGCAAAGACTAATGCCACCGGCGAGCCGATCATCTGGATCGCGACTGTCGATCTGGTGATTTACACCCAGGGATCCGGAGACGAGCAGACGATTCCATCTCAGGAATTGAATGGATTACTCGACGCTCTCGAAGCTGCAATTGCTCCGCCAGCCAACTCGGGTGGCAAGCAGACACTTGGCGGAATCGTGTCGCATTGCCGCCTCCAGGGCAGCGCGCGCATCACGGAAAACGTGAACGGCGCAGCTGCGATGGCTGTGGTACCGGTGGAAATACTGACAACAGCCTGAGAAAAGCGTTTTAGGGAAAGGCGTTTCAGGATGAAGCGTTTCAAGAAAAGGCGTTTCAAGAAAACACGTTTCAACAGCCGCCTTGTTTAGGTATCTCGGTAAAGAATGGTTTTGAAACGCTGTTTCTTGAAACGCCTCATCCTGAAACGCTCCTCTTGAAACGCCTTTCCTACTAACTACGAGCGGTACTGAAGGAATCCTATGTTCCAATTTGGATCTGGCACTCTCTGGGGATATCCGGTCGGCGGAAATCTGGCGGCGAATCCTACGCCGATCAAGTTCGGTACGCTCCAGGAGATCAATCTGGAGATTGCCGGAACGGTGAAGGAGCTCTACGGACAGAATCAGTTTGCCGATGCCGTCGCGCGTGGGCAATGTAAGATCGCCGGCAAAGCCAAATTTGCGCAGATCATCGGTAAGCACGTCAACGATCTGTTCTTTGGTCAAGCAATGAACAGCGGGCAAAAACTCACTGCGCTTGACGAGGCGCAGAGCATTCCCGCGTCTTCTCCATACACCGTTACAGTAACCAACTCACCACAGTTTGTTGACGACTGGGGTGTGCGTTACTCCGCTACCGGCTTACCGCTTACCCGAGTTACCAGCGCACCGGTGCAGGGACAGTACACAGTGAGCGCCGGCGTCTACACTTTCGCGGCAGCCGATGCTTCGGCGGCAGTGCTCATCTCGTATCGATACACCACGAGTGCCGGCGTGCAGCTCAATATCCGGCAGCAACTCATGGGCTTCGCTCCGGCGTTTCAGGTTCTGCTCAACGAGCAGTACGCCGGCAAGCAGGCCAACTTGCTTCTTTATTCCTGTGTCGCCGAGAAGCTTACCTGGGCAATCAAGAATGAAGATTTCCTGGTTCCGGAATTTGACTTTCAAGCCTTCTCGAATGCCGCTGGGCAGGTGTTGGATCTGTACTTAGCTGAGTAAGCAAAGGCTGACGGCTACTCGCTTCCCGCTAAGACCAACTGCAACAGCAAAACCAAAAGCAAAACACGAACACGGATCGCACGGATTTAACGGATAAATCTTTAGATTAAACAGTTCAAGCTCCTGAATTCTCCGTGACGATCCGTGTGCATCCGTGCAAATCCGTGTGAGCTTTTGCTTTTGCTGTTGCTTTAACCGGAAGCTCGTAGCCGGCGGCCCACAAGGATTTCCCATCATGAACACTATCTCAATTCTCGGTCGTCAATTCACCCTTTCGCCGCTCACGCTCGGCGACTTACGAAAGTTGGAGCCGGCGCTGCTCGGCGTTGAGAAAGATGTCGAGCGCGGCTTCGCGGCGATGCTGTCACTCGTGCCTGTCATTCACGCTTCCCTGAGCAAGCTGCATCCGGAGGTCGCACTCGAAGAACTCGAGCAGATGCTCGACTTGAACACCTTCACCGAGACACTGGATCGCGTGCTGCACGTTTCCGGTCTAAAGCGTGCGCCGACGGCTTCGGGGGCATCGACGGGGGAATCCCGGCCAGCGGTCGAGTAAGCCGGATCGCCGACTGGCCGCAGCTCTTCGGCCACATCATTACTTCTACAGGATGGACGCGGTGGGAAGTTGAATCGCTTACGTTGGTTGAGGCAAATGAGTTGCTGGAGTATTGGAGCGAGCATCCGCCGGCGCATGTGCTGCTGGCTGCGATGATGCGAGCGCGGCCGCTTCGAAAGAAGTCGGCTCCGGACTTATTGCGTGCGGTTGCAGGAGCAGGCGGGAAAGTGTCGTCGGTGCCGTTCCCGAGATGGCCAGGATTCTTCGCTAATTAACGCGCATAGAATTGCTGCATGCGACGAGCTGTTTACCTGATGATTTTCTTTTCGTACTCTTCGTGGAGTCAGACTTCTCGAGAATTACACTCCCGCTATGGGCAACCCGACGTTGAGAGATTCGCCGTTCGACCGGGCATAACTGCAATGGTGCAATACGGAACCGACGCTTCCACTTGTCAGGTTGTCATTGAAGCCCAACATCCTCTGGTTCGAAGAGAACAAACTATAAAGTATCTGCGACCGGAAACGGTGAGTGGGATCGTCGATGAAATCGTTCCTCCCAGTACCTGGGGGCACAAGCTCAACACACTTACTGAGAACATGGGATGTGCCCACGGCGAGACCGTGGAATACGAAAACGTGGTCATCAGTCGCGACACAGATCAGTGCGTTCCGCTGAAGGCGGAACGAGAGTCAATCGCGACTGTAACATTCAAACGAAGTAACTGTCCGCCGCCGGCCATCGTTTTTTCGAAGGAGTCGCAATCTGATCACCGATGAATTCATGATGCAAATTGCTGATTGCCGCTCAGCCTCTAAATCAGCAAGAGATTCGGAGATTAGAGGAGATTCCTGTTCCGATACCGAGGAGAGCCGCCCGGGAGAACTTCAAAGTGTTGCGTGAGAACGCGCTTCTTGAAGTTCAGCCGCTCCAGGCGCCAGGTGGCCCAGATGCGATAAGTCACTTTGATCGCTTGCTTGTTGTTATCGGAAAAGACTACGAAATCGCCTTGCCAC